CTCCTCCACCACCTCTTATTGTGGGAGATGCGTTAATTGAACTTGTTGCTCCAGCACAAGGATTTCCTGGTGGTGCAGGAAGAGCCGCACCCACTTATAATGGAGGTGGCGGTGGTGGAGCGACAGCTGTTGGAACAGCAGCAGGTGCTGGTTCAGGAAATGGTGGAGCTGGAGCAACAAGTTCAATTAACGCATCTCCCACAATAAGAGGTGGTGGAGGAGGCGGGGGACAGACTAGTTATGGTTCAACAAGCGGTGGATGCGGAGGCCCTGGTGGAGGTGCACATGGAGGAACTGTAGGTGTCGCTGGTGGAGCTGGAACTGTTAATACTGGTGGTGCAGGTGGTGGAGGTTTTTCAGACTCTCCTGCTGGACAACCTGGTGGTAATGGCGGAGCAGGAGTGGTTATAATAAGGTATCAATACCAATAATTAGTATGGCACATTTCGCAAAATTAGGACTTAATAGTAAAGTTATTTCAGTGGTTGCTGTAGCTGACAAAGATTGTCTTAATGGTGATGGCATTGAAGATGAAGAAGTAGGGAGAAGTTTTTTGGAAAGGCTCTTTAGTTGGCCTTTATGGAAACAAACATCTTACAATACTTCTAGAGGTATACACAAAGATGGTAAAACTCCATTGAGAGGCAATTATGCCAGTGTAGGAATGATCTATGATGAAGATAATAATATTTTCATGGGTAAAAAACCTTATGAGAGTTGGACTTTAAATGTGGCAGAAGCTAGATGGCAATCGCCAATAGGTGATGCTCCAGATTTAGGCGAAGAAGCAGCAACTCATTATTATGAGTGGAATGACTCTGATCAATCTTGGGATAAGAAAGAAAAGTTTGCATAGACAATTCTAAAAAACTAGGATAAACCATAGATGGTGGATATGGATAAGAAAGTATTATCTGAGATAGCTTTGTATTACGGAGATGTTTCAATGCCGAAAGGGTTTGAAATAGATCGTAGTAAACTTCAAGCAGACATTTTAAAATCACACATTCATAACAAAAAATTTCCTTATTCAAGGGAATCGAATACGCTCAATACCTATTTAACAGAACATATTAATGTGGAATATGATTTTCAATTAGTAATTAAAGAAACATGGGGAAATATTTATAAACCTAAAGAAATTTCCGTTCCGTTGTTTAATATAGATCCGGTCGATTTAAGAAATTCTCCTGATTACACCTTGTTATATGGTGTGAATGTGAAAGACTGCAGTGTTAAAATACACTATGACGACAATAGAAGAGCAGGAAGAAGTTGGGATATTTCTTTAACCAATAATAAATTTATCATGTTTCCCTCTACGCAAATGTATTACATCACTAACAATCAAAAAGATTCCCTTAACTTTATTTTAACTATTACTTATGAATTTAACTAATTATTTTTGGTATTTTAAATCTGCATTAACACCTAGATTTTGTGATGAAGTCATTAAATATGCTTTAGAAAAAAAAGAAACAATGGCTATTACAGGAGGTTATGGCAGAGGCAGAAATTTAGATAAACAACCTTTAAACAAAGAGGAGATTAGAAATTTAAAATATAAAAGAAATTCTGATCTGGTATGGCTCAATGACACTTGGATATATAAAGAAATTCATCCTTTTGTTCATCAAGCTAATAAAAATGCTGGGTGGAATTTTAACTGGGATAGATCCGAGGATTGTCAATTTACCAAGTATAAATTGAATCAATACTATGACTGGCATTGTGATAGTTGGGAAAAAGTTTATGATCAACCTAAAACTCCTTCTCATGGAAAAATTAGAAAACTATCCATGACTTGTCAATTAACCGATGGTTCGGAATATTCTGGTGGAGAATTGGAATTTGATTTTAGAAATTATGATCCACCTCAAAGAGATGAATCTAAACATTTAAGAAAAGCAACTGAAATATTGCCGAAAGGTTCTATTATTGTTTTTCCTAGTTTTCTTTGGCATAGAGTTAAACCAGTAACTAGAGGGGTAAGATATTCACTTGTCACATGGCATTTAGGCTATCCATTTAAGTAATGTTTATAAACGAATATTTTAAAACCCCCTTGTGGCATGAAGAAAAACCAGAGTTTGTTAAGTCATTAAACAAAGCTAGTGATAAATATATTAAAGAGTCTAGAAAAAAAGATAAAAAAATTATTAAAGCTAATAAAGATTTTGGAACATCTCATCACTCAACACCATTAGTAATGGATAATAATTTTTTAGATTTTAGAAATTATGTAGGAAGAAAGTCTTGGGAATTTTTAGATCATCATGGTTACGATATGAAACAATATTCAACCTTGTTTTCTGAAATGTGGGTACAAGAATTTTCTAAAAAAGGGGGCGGTCATCATTCGGCACACATCCATTGGAATCAGCATGTATCAGGATTCTATTTTTTAAAATGTAGTGACAAGACTTCTTATCCTATTTTTCATGATCCAAGAACAGGAGCAAGAGCTACTAAATTAAAAATGAAACCTGAGTTAAAAGGTATCTTTCATGGTAGTGAATTGGTTCATTTTAAACCCAAGCCTGGAACATTAATGATATTTCCAGGATATATGGAACATGAATATGCCGTCGATCATGGCAAAGAACCTTTTAGATTTATCCATTGGAACATAATGGCTATCCCTAAAGAGGTGGCAAAAGATGTTTAAACATTCTTTTACATATAGTGTTATTGAAGAGTTCGTAAAAATAGATGAACAAACAAAAAAGGAAATAAAAAAAATAAAATTAGACAAATATCCTTTGAATTATAATAATTTTTATAATCATACAGAAAAAGAAAAATTACACAATTTAATATTAATTAAATTAGATAAGATTTTTAAAAAGCATGAATTAAAATTCGATGACTGTTGGGTACAAAAATATATGAAAAATCATTTCCATGATTTACACACTCATTTTTGGCGTCCCAAAGGAAAATCTTTTGTTTGGTTTATTGAAGGTGATAAAGGTTCATCTCCTATTTGTTTTTATGGTGTAGGATATCCTTTAATTGATATTGAAGAAATAATTAAAATAAAATTTACGCCAGGAACTTTATTAATTTTTCCAGGTTTTCTCCCCCATGCAGTTCCTGTGAATAAAAGCAATAATAGATTAATAGTGAGTGGAAATGTCATTTAAAGCAAAATATCTTCCCAATAAAGGATGGTTAGAAAATAAACTTTCTAAAGAAATTTTAGATTATTTAAATAAATGTATAAAAAATAAAACACACAAAACAAATCATACGTTAGCTGGGAATATTTCCAATTCTTATATAATAGAAGATAAAGATGATTGGTTTTTTAATAATGTTTTAACGCAATGTATTATAGATTATCAAAAAGAATTTGGTGATACAATTCCATCCACTTTGACTAAAAATTGTAAATTTAAATTACATAAGTTTTGGGTTAATTTTCAAAAAAAATATGAGTTTAATCCTATACATAAACATAGCGGAATCTTTTCTTTTGTAATATGGATTAAAATTCCTTCTTCTTATAAAAAAGAATGGAAACTACCTTTTATTAAACATTCTAATTTTAAAATGGCTCATACTTTTGAATTTCTTTATACAAATACACTAGGTATAATAACGCCTTTTGATTTTCCTCTTGAACCTAAACTTGAAGGAACAATGTTATTTTTTCCATCAACATTAACTCACTGCGTTTATCCTTTTTATACTTCTAATAAAGAAAGAATTAGTATTTCAGGAAATGTATGTATAAACCCAGAAGAACTTGTGTGAGTTTTAAAATAAATAAATATATAGTTATTAGACAAGCAATTTCAAAAGAATTAGCAATATTTATTTATAATTATTTTATAATGAAAAAACAAGTTTATGACACTTGTTTAAAACAAAGATATATTTCTCCTTATGAAAACTTATTAGGATTTTATGAATCAGCAGATGGACAAATACCCCATGCCTATTCTTGTTATGCAGATATTGTTATGGAAACTTTAATGTTGAAGTGCCAACCTATTATGGAAAAAACTACAAGATTAAAACTTCAACCAGCTTATACTTATGTTAGACTTTATAAAAAGGGAGATGTTTTAAAAAGACACAAAGATAGATTTAGTTGTGAAATATCTACGACAATGTTTTTGGGTGGAGATTCATGGGATATATATCTTGAACCTTCTGGAAGAGAAGGAAAAAAAGGTATTAAAGTAAATCTTAAGGTAGGTGATATGTTGGTTTATAGTGGGTGTGAACTTGAACATTGGCGAAATAAATTTAAAGGTAAATCTTGCGGACAAGTATTTTTACATTATAATAATAAGAAAACCCCAGGATCGGCACAAAACCTTTTTGATAAAAGACCTCATTTAGGATTACCTAATTGGTTTAAAAAGTGATATAGCTTTACGATGGAGACAGTGACTCCACCACATACCTCGCTGTCTCCTTCATAAGGTTATATTATATGTTATTAGGAATAGGTGCATTTGCAGAATTCTCATTTTCACAGGGAGGACCTCCTGTTACTTACGTAGCGGTTACAGGAAATGCTCTTACTTTAGGAACTGGATCCGTCACTATAACAGCTGATGCTAATGTCACTGCTGTCAAGAACGTCCTTGTGATTTCAATAGGAAGTGCTACAATAACAGCTGACGCTAATGTTAGTCCTACGGGAAATGCTTTAACCCTTGCTACAGGAACAATATCAGCGATAACATGGAGTGAAATTGATCCAGGCGTGAGTATGACCTGGACACCAATAGATCCGAGTTAAAATTATGGCATCATCTTATTCAACTAACGCAGGACTAGAACTCGTAACAACGGGTGAAAAAGCTGGGTTATGGGGAACGATTACCAATACCAATTTACAAATTTTAGAACAAACAGCAACAGGATATCTTTCCGTAGATATGGCTGGGGCAGATGTTACTTTGACCTTAACAGATGGTGCAACTTCCAACGGTAAAAATATTTATTTAACCCTTACAGGATCCTTAAGTGCAAATCGCACGCTCACGATGCCCGCAACGGCTGAACGAGTATGGGTCGTAAAAGACGATACAGCTAGAGGAACGTCTAATAGAACGCTTGGAGTCTTAACGGCTTCAGGATCAGCGACTCAAATTCCTCCAGGAGCAACTGTTTTATGTAGATCCAATGGAAGTGAAACAGTTGTCACGATTCTTGAAAAAGGATATGCAACGATTACCGATTCAAACACTCCTTATACAACGGTAGCAGGAGCACAGATTTTAGCAAATACGACCTCAGCTGTTATTACAGTTACTTTACCAGCCGCAGCTTCTACTGGAGATGAAGTAACCATTATTGATGCAAGAGGAACATGGGGATCTAATAATTTAACTGTAGGTCGAAATGGATTAAAAATCAATAGTGGAACTTCTGATTTAACTTTAAGTAATAATGGTCAATCCATAACGT